AGACCTCGCTCGGCACGGCGGTAGCGGGTGACAAGGCTGCGGCCCGGCTGTTCAGCCAGGGCGCGCTGATATCCGGCATGGTCACGCCGACCGACGATGACCTGGAGCCGGACGATGTCAAGGAGATCCGGCGCACGCTCGACAACAACGTCCAGGGCCACGAGAACGCTGGGAGGATTGCGATCCTCAGCCGGAAGCTCGGCTTCACTCCCTGGACAATGACGGCTGCTGACGCGCAGTTCCTCCAGTCTCGTCAGTTCTCCATTGAGGAGATTGCGCGCTGGACCGGCGTTCCGCCGCACCTGCTGATGCAGACAGACAAGCAGACCTCGTGGGGCACCGGCGTTGACGAGCAGAACCGGGGCCTGGCCAAGTTTGTCCTCGGCCACTGGGCGCAGCGTTTCGAGCAGCGCGCCTCCCGGCTGCTGGCTAGGCCGCGCTGGTGCGAGTTCGAGTTCGCAGGCCTGGAGCGGCCCAACTTCGCCACCGAGGTGGATCTGCTCATCAAGCAGGTGCAGGCCGGGATCCTGACGGTCGATGAGGCGCGGGCGATCCGCAACCTGCCGCCTCTCTCCAAGCCGACGCCCACTCCGACGCCCAACCCTGACCCGACGGAGGGCGACAATGCGAACGCCTCCTAGCGACCAAATGCGAGCACTCCGCGCCGCATGGCGTGCCGGCATCGCTGACATCGAGGCGCGGGATTACCCGTGCTTCCGGATCGCCAACGCCTCCGCTGAGCGGCCCAAGCTCTACGTGTACGACATGATCGGTGGCTTCGACAACGATGCCGCTGACTTCGTCCGGGCAGTGCATGGCCTCGACGCCAAGGCGATCGACCTCCACATCAACTCGCCCGGCGGGTTTGTGTACGACGCGGTGGCGATGTTCGAGGCGCTGAAGGCGCACCCGGCAACCGTCCACACCCACGTAGACGGCCTGGCCGCGTCGGCAGCCAGCTTCCTCGCCCTGGCCGGCGACACCGTGGACACAGCCAAGGCCAGCCGCTGGCTGATCCACGACGCTCAAATCATCGCCATGGGCAGCCCGGCCGAGGTCCGCGAGGCGGCTGATCTCGGCGATGCCGTGAGCAACGACATCGCCGGTTACTACGCCGACAAGGCGGGCGGCACACCAGCCGCGTGGCGCAAGGCCATGCAGGCCACCACCACCTACTCCGCGCAGCAGGCAGTGGACGCGGGGCTGGCGGACCGGATTTCCAACGACAGCAAGGCTTCCGGGCCGGACAACCGGACCCGGCTCATTCAGGCACGGTTCCGTGCCCTGGCTACCCAGGGAGGGTAGATGCGCACCATCGAGGAGATCACCGCCGCGATGACCGCGCTCGTTGACGGGGCTGCGGACCGTAGCCTCACCGACGACGAGGTCACGCAGTACGAGTCCATGGAGGAGGAGCTGAAGTCCGTCCAGCGGACCGACGCCATCCGCCAGCGCAACGCGGCCTACAACACCGTGCGGACGCCTGCCGGCGTGCCCTCGCGTCGCTCGGGTGACGACGACGGGCTGAGCGACCTGGACCGGGCCTTCACTGCCTACCTGCGGTCCGGCATCCCGAACCAGGACATCTCCGGGCTGCGGGTGACCAACGCGCAGAGCGAGGGCAGCTCGGCTGCCGGTGGCTACCTGGTCCCATCGCGGTTCCAGCAGAAGCTCGTGGACGTTCGCAAGTCGTTCGGCGGCTTCATGGAGAACGCTGACCAGATCAACACCGGTGACGGCGCGCCGCTGGAGTACCCGACCAACGACGACACCGCCAACCAGGGCGACATCGTGGCGGAGTCCGCCGCACCGGCGTCCGGTGCCGACCTCGTGTTCGGCACGGTCAGCCTGGGTGCCTACAAGTACGACTCGGCGGGCACCGGCGGCAACGCGCTCCGGGTGCCGGTGGAGCTGCTCCAGGACGCCGCCTTCGACATCGAGGCGCTGGTGTCCCGGAAGCTGGGCATGCGGATCGCCCGCAAGCAGGCCGTGCACTGTGTCACCGGTACCGGCGTGGGCCAGCCCCTCGGCATCCTGGCGTCGTCGCTCACCTCGGACTACGACCTGGCCACCGCGGACACGCCGAAGTACGTGGACCTGGTCAGCCTCCAGGACGCCCTGGATGAGGAGTACGACCCGAACGCCAAGTGGCTCATGAAGAAGAACACCTGGAGCCAGCTCCGGCAGATCGTGGACACCACTGGCCGGCCGCTCATCCAGTCGTCCACCGAGGGCATCGCTGGTCGTCCGACCCGGCGGCTGCTCGACCGTGACGTGATCATCGACGAGGCGTCCCCCACGCTGTCCAGCGCCGCTATCACCTACCCGATCGCGTACGGCGACTTCCGGGAGGCGTACGTCGTGCGCCGCGTCTCCAACACCGTCGTCGTGGTCAACCCGTACAGCCGGGCGCTCAACGGCGAGGTCGAGTTCCTGGCGTGGGAGCGGATGGACGCCAACATCCAGAACCGCGTCGCCTACAAGATCCTCCGCAACAACACCTGAGAGGCAGTCATGAGCAACGTGCGTTACGACATGGCGAACATGGCGTCCCTCGGCGTCGCGTCCGTCACGATCAACTCGGCCACCACCACGTCGTTCGACTTCGGCACGCCGGACGACCTCAACCTGGCGGCCCTGGCCAATTACAGCCCCGGCGACCGGGTGCTGGTCATCCTGTCGGCGACCACCGCCGGTACGACCAACAACCTGACCTGGGTGATCCAGGACGCGCCGGACAGCTCCGGCTCGATTGGCACTCCGGCCGCGGCGACCATCTCCGCGGTACGTGGCGCGCTCGCTGCCGGTACGGCGAACGACTTCTCGGCCTTCGCCGTGCAGATCCAGCCGAACCGGCCGTGGCTGCGGGTCCGGGTTACCTCGGATGGCGCGACCGACACGTTCGTCACCCACTGCACGGTCTGGGCCGTGCCGAACAACGCGTAACGACTCGGAAGGGAGGGACGGTCGTGACCTGGGCGCCGGACTACGTCACCGCAGTGGAGCTGAAGAACTACCTGCGGATCAACGACAACGCCGATGACGTGTTCATCGCGCTCTGGGTCACGGCCGTCTCCCGCAACGTTGACGACCACTGCGGCCGCCAGTTCGGCCAGGTGGCTTCGCTGGAAACCCGGGAGTACCGGGCAGCGTACGACCGGCACGAGGGCGGCTACTTCGCCGACATCGACGACCTCCAGGACACCACGGACATGGCGGTCATCGACGAGAACGCTGCGGTCGTCACCGACTACACGCTGCTGCCGGTCAACGCGCCGCAGAAGGGCAAGCCGTACACCCGGATCCAGGTGCCGGGCTGCGGCCCGTACACGATCGACGCGCTGTGGGGATGGACTGCTGTTCCATCGGCCGTGAAGGTCGGTCTGTTCCTGCAAGGGGCACGACTGTCCGCGCGCCGTGACTCGCCGTTCGGCATCTCCGGCTCGCCGCAGGAGCACGGCGAGTTGCGGCTGCTGGCTCAGCTGGACCCGGACTTCCGCACCACGCTCAAGCCGCTCCGGCGGGACTGGTGGGCAGCATGAAGCTCAACGAGGTCATGGACGAGGCGGCTGCGGCCCTGGAGAAGATCACCGGGCTCCGCGTCACGCCCTACCCGCCCAACACACTCACCCCGCCCGCTGGTTACGTCTCCTACCCGCAGTCGGTCGACTTCGACGAGGCGTATGGCCGGGGCGAGGACCGGTTCACCGATCTGCCGCTGGTGCTGCTGGCCGGAAAGGCCGTCGAGCGGTCTGCGCGGGACACGGTGGCCGGCTGGGCGTCCGGGGACGGCCCGCAGTCCGTCAAGGCCGCGCTAGAAGCCTGGTCGTGGACGACCTGTGACGACCTCACCGTGACGTCGTGTGAGTTCGACGTAGAGAGGGTGGCCGGGGTGCCTTACCTCGCCGCCATGTTCAAAGCAACCGTCGTAGGACCAGGGGAGGGCTGATGACCACCACATTGAAAACGATCGTCACGGCGCAGATCGAAACGACCTTCAAGAACCTGCTCGACCTGTCCACGCCGGTCGACAGTCTGCTGAAGAAGACCAAGATCGAGCTGGCCAACGGGACCGGCGCTAACTCGGCTGACCTGTGCTTCCACGACCAGCGGACCGTGTCCGCTTCGGGCACCGACGCGATCGACCTGGCCGGTTCGCTGGCCGGACCGTTCGGCGCATCGCAGGTGTTCGTGGAGCTGCGCGCAGTCATGGTGTTCGCCGCTGCCGCGAACACCAACAACGTCCGTGTCAATCGGCCCGCCTCCAACGGAGTGCCGCTGTTCCTCGCCGCTGGCGACGGCATCGACGTTCCGCCGGGCGGCGTCTTCCTCTGGTCGTGCCCGGCGGACGGCAAGGTCACCGTCACCGCTTCGACCGGGGACCTGCTCAACATCGACAACTCCTCGTCGGGCACCTCGGTGACCTATGACGTGGTCATCATCGGCTGC